ACGTTTAGTAATCGCTGTAGAAAATCCCCGAAAGTCTTCTCAACATACTTCACATCTTTGTGGACTGGCATTTCATCAGCCAATGTTTGATCAACGAATGATAGGATCTTTTTTTCCCAGGCGCCCAACTCCTTAGCTAAAAAATTTGCATAGTCCTTGGCCTGGGTCTCCATCTCTTCCCCAGGTTGGACGGTTTTAGCTATCTTGTCCTCTTTGTCCCGATCTTTCTTATCATCACGATCTTTCTTATCGTCTTCCTTCTCCTCTTTTCCCTCAGTGTTTGATTGTTCTCTGAATGTTAAAGTCATTGGCTGATCTCCCCATGGCACTGGTTCGAGACCTTCTTTAGCTCTAACTTCATTAATTGTTAACACATTAGCGTTCAGTTTAGCCATGGTTTGTTCATGCTCAACCTTAGCACCAGCGTCATCTTCAGGGAACCATTTGAACTCTAGATCTTCATGCATTACAAACTCCGGAATAATTTCCCGATTGATTGCGTCTGTAATCATCTGCGCATATGGCACAATGGCGTTCTTGTTAGTAACCCGTTCCTGAGATTCCCCAGTGGCTCGATTACTATTCTCGAAAAACCCTACATCCTGTGGACTTAATCCAAACGCACCAAATACTGTGTGGAAATACCACTGCTGACCTTTCAACCATTCCATCTCTTTATTAGTTGTAGAAAGATTTGTGAAACTCGCATTGTTGTTAATGAATGCAAGTTTGTGTGGTTTCCCTTGAATGTTGTTCGCCCAATAATGAGCTAATCTATCATGGTCGTCCTTAGGTAACTCTGTAGAAACAATACCATCCGGAATCGCATTATTTATGAAAAATTCTTTGTTATATCTTGTTGACTGTATCATCAACTCCACTTCTTGTTGAATGGATTGCAATGGGGAAAATCCATACGGGTACATCTCTGTGGATAAATTCATTTGACCGTAGACGATTTCATCAGCATCAAAATGAATCGGTTCATTATTTGGGAATCTGTAAGAATATTGATAATAACCGCTTATTATACCGAACTCATCTACATCCAGTAAGAATTTGGAACCATCATGTACGAACAATTCTGTCAATTCATCATTGACATTCCGCCCTTTCCAAATAACACCAGCATCAATCTCAAGAACATCACGCAACCATGGCGCCCATACTGACCAGAACCCTTTACCCATTCTGTTAGGGGATTCCAAGAAGTTTGTGATCTTTTCAATTTCTTCACGATACTGCTCAATGTCAGCACTCTCATCTTTAGGCACTATCGCCCATTCAGTCGTTTTCAACTGTTTGATGATCGCATTAGTCACCATTTGAACCCACGGCGATTTAGCGTACTGTCTAACTTCAGAAAAATTTGTTCCTCTAGGCATCCCTAGCTTCGCAGTCCAAAACCAGTTGTACAAGATTGGTTTCTGACCCACCGCTTCTGTTCTACCGGTGAAAGCAGAAAATCCTTTAGAGAAAGATTTCTGCCAGTCCATAATTGTTTCCTTGATTCCCATTGAGTATAAAGGTGGGGGGTACAAACCCCCGGTGTAAGATGTTATTCGCGTAGAGCAAAGGAGGAAAAGTATCGAAACCCCCTTAAAAGTACGTCACAGAAGTATAATGGTGGAAAAAGTATATTAATAAAACTAAAATTAAGCAAAAAAGATAGAAGCTTCTCGCTGACGCAATCCATGTGCCGCACATGCTAGTGCATCAACAAAATCATCGTGACCACCTTCTGAATGGTGCAGTTTCAAATGACCGGATGCAGTTATCTCATACCGGAAATCTTTCAATTGATAGATCAAAGGTTTAAATTTCGGATACTCTAGAGTGTGCTTCTCCATGTGTAGTTTCAAATTACTAAATATGTCCTCTTTAGTTTTGACTGTGAAATTTAACCCAATCACTACATCATTATCCTTCAAGTTCTGATTGTATGAAGTAGGCTTAATTTTCACACCCCTGTTCAAATCCCGGGACAATACATCAACAACCCCAGCACCTAATCCCGTCTGATCACATACTATCTTCTTGAACCTGAATTTATTATGCAAGAACTTTATGTAATCAATCGCCTGATCCATCGTATTCTTTTTCAACTCTTTGATGAACACTACTCGGTTAGGCGATCCTCGCTCGATCACTAGGAATACTGAAGAGTCTTGCCCCATCCGTGCCAAATCACACCCCAACACATAACTTGAGGACGCGTTCACAACCGATGAAGTCTCTTCCAATAATGGATAATCCATTGCACACGATTCAATAAGACCATGTGGGAAATACGCATCCTCATCCTGGATAAACTCCGCTTCATACTCTGTCCGGAACTCTAGGGAGCTACATTGCATTCGCTGTTCTTCCACAAACTCTTCAGTGAAATGACCAACCCTTACAGCATCCTCCCAAGTGTACCGATGCGCTTTATAATTTGTATCTTCTTGGAACGATTTGTAGAAATGGTTCATACCGAACGGTGTGGAGATCTTGATAATCTTACCATCAGTAGATGCCACGAATGGTAACAGAACTTGGTTAACAATAGAATCTTTCACGAACGCGGCCTCTTCTATGATTAGTACGTTCGCAGTCATTCCCCTAATGTTGGTTCCATCATCACCACATGGGAATGCAGAAATCCTGCACATGTTCTTCAATAGCATTTCACGCTGAGTGAACGATCTCACTACAGATGCCACTGGTGCATTTTGTACGTGCAGTTTAATTTTCTCGAACAACTCCCCTGCTTGCCTATCAGTAGGAGCAACTATGATTATGTGACCACCAGGATTCTTCAATGCCTCAATCATAGCCAATATAGAAATAGTTAGCGATTTTCCAGTCTGCCGACAGAATGCGCCTACAACACGCTGATGATTCATACAATCTAGTAGGAATTTCAACTGGTAGGTGTACAAGTCATACCCAAACATGGATTTGACCACTGCCTTTAAATCATACTTAACCATGGTTTACCGCTTGTCGCGACGTCTTCTGGTTTGTTCTCGATACTTCCCTAGCTTGTAAATCTGACAAAACTTGTCTACGCTCTCTTCATCAACATCTACTGTTTCTTCTTTATGACTTACGTGGTGGCCAAACTCCCAATCACAAAACAATGGCCAATTACTTCTTCCTACTGCTAGAAGAATCTTTTCCGCTTTCATCATCCTTCACCTCACACCCTTGAAAAACCTCAGTCCAATTGACATTTATGTTGAGGTTCTCGTTCACTCTCTTTTCCCCATGGATGAATTTCGCCCAATCCTTCTTCGCATCAATAAGAGCAAAGTTAAGTTTAGGGTTTTGCTCGGCCATCTTTTCAAGAATATCAATATGTTTGAACCAATCAATAGCAGTCAACTCTTTGGAATCGATAAGGTAGAGAACCTTCTCAGTGAGCTTGTCCTTTATTCCGAACTCCTTCGCACACCGGATGATCCTGGCCAATCTTTTCTTATCAGATTTTACAGCCCCACCTTTCTTTCCAGCAGCTACCGCTACGTCTTTATTGGCAAACGTCTTGTTAGGCCAATCACCCATCTTACTTCTTGAACGCCTCTCTACGTGCTTCCATGATTATTGGATGATTCCTATCAAGTTCATGCTCTGCACAAATTTCTGCCATGATCTGATTCTCTGCTACGATCTTCTGATTAGGCTCAGTCATCCGTTTGTAACCAACCTTTGCGGCACGTTCCTTAGCAGCCTGTTGAATCTTTTTCCGTAGATTTTCTACAGCAGGAGCAATAATTTCTGTCCAACTCTTTTCAAATTCCACTAGTTTTGTGTAATTCTTTTCCATCTCTGCCAAATTCTTAGCGAATACATCTTCTTCAATCTGTTTCTTAAGGTCACCAATTTTCTTTTCAAGTTCCTTAATTTTCCCGTGAAGCTGGTGTTTCTGCTGAATCGCTTCCTTAATTGACATTGCACTAGTTTGTAAGTTTGTGTGGATGATTTTTCCATCCTTCTCTTCAATCATGTTACTAAAATCTAATTCCATCTTATTTTACCTCATTTGTTATTTTCAATGGTTTCTCGCAGTCTCCTGATTTCTGCGATTAAGAATAATTCTCTGCCTATGTGTTGATTCATGGCGAATCTAGGATCTTTACCCAAGTATGCCAGTTCTTTAATAACCGATTCAAGGGCTGTATCCTCATATTTGTAACCGTACAGCTTTTCTGGAATACGTCCAGCCGCTTCTAGTTCCTTTGTCAACACTTCTCCTGTCTTCTCTAAAGCTTTCACAGCCGTGTACACCGTTTGGACATTAACCTTCAAATAGCTGGCCAATTGTTTAACGGAGAAGTATGAGTTGGGGTTTTTCACTAGGAAATGCATAACTTTTCTTTGACTCATCTATCCACCTCGGTGAAGAGTTACTTTTCAAGTTGTTCTATCATCCACAATACTTTAGCATCATCGGTTGTGAGATATTTAGGGAATATTCTAGACTGTTTAAATCTTACCCAAGTATCTCCTCTAACTCCAATTGTAACTCGTTCTACCATTTAGTAATATATGAAACGTATATTACATATTTAAGTCTTTCGCAAGTTTACAAAATGCACAAAATGCACTATGCATTCAGAACGTGCATATCGCACCTTTATAAAGAAAGTCCTTTTTTAAACATAATATATGCACATTACGTGCACTTCATAAAAACTACTCTACATTAGTGCATCGTGCATTTTGTACATTTTGTAACGAAAATCGTAAGATTTATATATGACAGGGATATTACAACTCCATTAACCCAAAAAAGGTGTGATAAGATGGAATTAAAGAAAAATATCGCTAAAACAGGCAACAGCCTATGTGTAATTATCCCAAGGGATATTGCAGAAGGGCTCGGCTGGAGTTATGACGATCCTATCCTTCTTTTGGTTGAAGATAAAACATTAACAATCAAAAAGGATGGTGAAGATCAATGAGCCAGATCAGTTTCTACACTAAAATTACCAACACGATCCCTACAAGGGCGATGACCATTCAAGAAGTTCTACAAGATATCGGATCAACCAGATACAAAGAACAAATAGAACAAATCAGGGTGGCGCCTGACAAACCTGCCAGGGACCGATTGAAGAAAAATCTACCATATTACACAATGGGAGGAACTTTCTCGGAAAGAGCAAATTCTAAATTAATTAAAGCGTCAAACCTCATTAACTTCGATATTGACGATCTGGAGGATCCGGAAAAAACCAGAGAAGAACTTAAACAGGATCCGTATATACATTATATTTTCTTGAGTCCATCAGGAAATGGGTTAAAGTTGGGGGTGGTTGTTCCAGGAGTCCGATCGGACGCTGAATATAAACAGTACTGGACAGCCATCTCTCAACACTTTAAACTCAGTGAAACCGATACATCGGCAAAAGATATTGCAAGAGCATGTTTCGTGAGTTACGACCCGAACTATTACCTGAACGAAGAATCAACAACATTCATCGATAAATCGCCTTCGGTCCAGGAAGGATTCTCATACATTGGGATGTTCCTGGACTCCACAATCATTGACATCATGGCCAGAAATTGGGCCAAAGGGAAAAGACAAGTCCTAGCATTATACCTAGTAGCGATACTTCGGCAGAAAGGTTACGGGACCGTAGCGATCAGTTCAATACTGAGACAAATTTGTCGAGCAGCTAACGACACGGACATGGATGAGAGACTCAACACCATCAAAACCACATTCGAAAAGAACGAGACAGAAGTGAAAGGGTTCTCAGGATTGAAAGAAGAATTGCCAGAAGATGATTACAAATTGTTCCTGGACGCAGTGGATGAAAAGATTAAGAAGATTAAGAAATCTTACAAATTGTACAACATCACATCACACATTCCAATGTACGATACTTTGGATCGGGCGTTGGGATTGTACGGGAAAAGGTATGATAAACTGAAAAAGTTGTTATGGTACTCTTTACTCGGGAACACCATCAAAGAGGGTGGGCATATAGATTATAACGGGACTATGTTTGATACTCGGGAAAGCACGATAATATTTGCACCGTCAGGGTCAGGAAAGAATGATATTAGCAGGGTGTACATGACAGCGTCACCGTTCTTGCATGAGAAATCGGACGTGACAAGTCTGCACCCGGAACAACTCATCGGGAAGGTGGTGTACAAGAAAGAGAAAGGTTCCAATGAGAAAAAGAAATATGAGATCAGAGGATATTTCGATGATGACATTGTTGTGATGGATGAAGCAAGAGATTTCTTTTTACCAACAAAAAATAATTCCCAGAAACAACAGTTTACAGAATTGAGGAAATATTTTTGTACAGCACTAAACCCGATAGGGACCAACGAAATTACGAAACAATTAACGGAGCATGGGAAAGAAGGAGCATTGAAATATTACCCGAAGTCCACATGCTGTTTCCTGTCACAACCGGTGAAGATCAGTACTGAATCTATCCAATCAGGATTCATGCGACGGTTCACATTCATTGAAATTAAAGGACGAGATTCAAGAGAAGATATTTACTTGAAAAGAACACAAGGAACTGATAAGACTAAATACACTGATGAGTTGTGCAACTATTTTGGGAATTTGAGGATCAACGGGAACAGTTGGGTGTTCCAGGACATTTCAAAACCATTGATTAAATATACAAACTTGTTGTGTGAGTACGGAGTTGCATATTCCGAGAAATCTGCATCGTTCGTGAAAGAGATTTATGAACAGTCAATGTATGATAAGGTTTTGAAATATGCAGCGTTGGTTGCAGTGACTCGGACTGGGTGTAGGAAAATCACAGAAATAGATATTAAGATCGCCTACATGGATTTGTTCGAGATTTTCACCAGTACATTCGATTGTCTGGATGCACACGCTGAAGATTTCTTCACATATGGTGTGAGTTATAACGATTTGTTAATCTTGCGATGGTTGAAGAAACGTGGAGCGACCAGTATCGAAAAAAGTAACATGAATGTCTCTAGTGTGGTGAATGCCATGTGTGACATCTATGAGTGTAAGAAGCGATGGGCGGCAGAGAATTTCAGCAGACTGAAGAAAGAGAAGTATGTGGAAGTTCTGCATGGGAAATCTAATGCTGTCGTGATTCTGGGTGAGAAGGGATTGAAACAGTTAAAGATTGATGAAGAATCTTCAACCGATGAAGAATTTTATCATGAATACAAAAAAATATGTGAGGAATTAGAGAATGGGAGAGAGTAAAGCAAAAATGTACGCACAGCACACATCAGATGTGTTAGACAAATTACAAGAGGCAGTTGATGGTAGACCGTCAGCATCCGCATTGATGGCATTGGAATTATTTACAAAATCGTTACGGAAAAGGATGAATCCTATGAATGTTGCGGCTGTCGATATAAAAGTTGAGGCCGGTTGGGAAGAGTATGACGAATTCTTTGACGAGATTTGGGGAATCGAAGCTCCATGTGAGAACGAAAAATGTGCATCACATAAAGAAGGCAAGTGTAATGATTATAGAGGGTCTGAAGGTTGCAAATCTAAGAAATGAAATGGAGAAAATCTTGCAATAAACCTGTACTGGTCGGAGATGATGTTTTAGTATATGATATAGAAACAGATGGTCTTGACACTGAGACTGCCAAACTTAAATGGTTCGGTGCGTTCAGTTTCAAAGACAACTGTTACTATTTCTACACTTACCACGAGATGGAACATATCCAAAAACTTATTGATGACCACAAGATTTGTGTTGGTTACAACAATAAAGATTTCGATCAACCGATATGTGAGAATAATGGGTTAAGTTTTGAGTACAAAATCAGAATAGATTTATTGCGAGTTTTATTCAGACCTGAAACACGAACACCTGTCCGTGAAGCGATCTTGAAAGTTGACGGTCAGATTTTGAAAAATGTTTTACCGAACCATAAATTAAAATCTGTAGCGAAAGCCTTGAAACTTGATCAAGGGAAAGGCGATATTGATTATAAAATATTTAGAAAGGATTATTGGACAAAATCAGAGATTAAAGAGATTTTGCATTATTTGCATTTGGATGTGAAGATAACAAAGGAGATTTTCGAGTACATGTACAAAGAATTTCTTCCGATGAAATATTTGATGGGACCAGAAGATCAGCGAAAATATAACTGGTTCAGAACATCCACTGGAAGCTATACCTATAAGGTAATCTGTCATCAAGCGGGGATTGAAGAGGAGTATGCCGAACCTGGACCGAGGAAACAATTCGAGGGTGGGTTTGTATCCGACCCCTTGGGACATGAATTTAAAGGTAAAATATATTGTCTGGATTTTAACTCGGCATACCCACACGCGTTTATGATGGGTAACTTGTATTCTCACTCTTGTAAATGCTGCACTGAAGATGAGAAGTGGGCTGGTAACGAATTGTTCCCAGTTGAAGGACGATATTGTATGAAGAAACCAGGGAAAGTCGAGAGAGTTATTAAGAAATTATATTTGCAACGACTAGAATACAAAAAGAAAAAGGATCCTAGGGAGTATGCAATTAAAATTATTATTAACACCATGTACGGTATCAGTGGATCACAAGTTTTCAAAAATGTCTATTCATTGAACACCGCTAGTGATTGTACTTTGATGGCTCGGCAGATGGTGAAACATGCAAGGAACAAGTTTGAATGTGCCGGATATAAAGTTTTATATTCAGACACTGATTCAGTATTTCTGTTAGACACCTATAATAACGAAACCAACGTCTTGAGGGTGAGGGACGAGATCATCACCGATATTAAAAATTCTGTTCCATTCCCTCAAGACACTTTCGGTATGGGCATTGATGCTCGGATTAAGGCAGCGTGGTTCTTCAAGAAAAAACATTACGTTTACATCACCGAGGAAAACAAAATAAAAATCAAAGGATTGCCGTTAATTAAAAGTGATTGTAGTAGATTGAGTCGTCTAGTGTTTGAGAGATTGAAACCGGACATGATCGATAGACTTGACATAAAATATCCTTTGTTTAAATTGAAAGAGATCGTGAAAGAGATCTTGGACGAAGACCTTGGATTGGTTGCGAACTACTATAAGGTTCGTCGTCCTGAGACATATAAAAGTCAAACTTCTATCCAGTATCAAATTGCAAAAGAGTTGGGGCCTGGTGAACATTGGTTAGTTCCTAATAGAAAGATTGGAAGTATTGGCAAGGGCAAGAAATATTGTACATTGGAAGAAGCAAAAAGTTTGGAGGTAGACGACTTAATCCTGGACAAAGTCTGGGAAACAGAATTAAGTCCATTTATAAAATGAGAGAGATAAAAAAATTAGACCTTAAAGAAGGTCAGAGAGAAGTTCTGAATTTTCAAAACATGGAATACTATGATTGGGATGACAAGGATTGGGAACCTAAAAGAAGTTTTAACATCGATGATTTTGATGGATTTGTTGAAATTAGTCTGGCCAACTGTAAAGATAGCCATAAATATCGTTTTTATTTGGGACAGTGGCCAGGTCAACAAACGTTTTCATTATATAGGTGTCAAAAATGAGTAAATTAGATGTGAAAAATTTATTGGAATCAATAGAAGCAGTGGGATATGTTGATGCTGTCAAAGCACTAGTTGTTGGGTTGAAAATAGCAGAAGTTTCGTCGGAGTTTAATGAGAAATATCCAGAGATCGCCACTGATGAATTGAACAAGTTTGTTATGAAAATTTTAGACATAACAAAAGAACTACACCGGTGATAAAATGAAATATGACGAAGCAGTGGAACAATTACGCGAATTGTTAACAACTATTATTAAATTTGGGTTTGAGACAGACGATCCCTCAATAATATCTATTGAACACAATACAGAAATTGAACAGGGAATAACTGCTATA